CCTAAGTCGTGATCCAAAGAGATAAGTTCAATGTTCTCCAAACCAATTGTGTTGATCTTTTGAACGAACTCATCGTAAGAACGAACAACCACCCAATTTGGATCTACCGGTGTACGAACGTCATCTAGATATATTTTTTTCTTTTCCATTTTTACAAATATAATAATTCTTTTGTATTTAATTCTTTTCCTGTTATCACAAAATACGCATTTTGTAATTCGTGTACATATTTCATCGGTTTAATACCACTTAATCCTTGAACACCATACAAACCTTTATGTATATGAGTTAATGATATGTCATCCGTCTCCCACCAATCAAACTCACCAATACCAGGTGCGGTATCTACCATTCTAACGAACTTCAATAACTCCAATACCTTGTCAGTAATCTCAACTGGTTTGAAGTCATCAATATGAAGAGGTAAACCATCTTTGGTTCCAATGTATAGTCCGTTAAAGGCAATCGCATTAACACTCGTAGGTGTGTCAAAAAGTGGGTGGGTCACAATACTACCCACCCTTAACTCATTCAACATCATACAATCCGTCTTTTTCAGAATCCCTCATCATCTGAATTAATAATGCTTCTCTATTATACTTTCGTATGAGTTTGAAAGTCTCAGTGATATCAGTGAAATCTGATGGTGGACTATCGAGTCTACCTGGTAAAAATATTAAAGTAAAACCATGATTACCATATAACCTCTCTTTCACTTTAATCCCACAGATTTCATCAATATAAACCCAAGGTAAGTTACCCTGAAGTTTAATTTCAATTCCAAGTTTTTTTAATCTTTCCACAAAGACCTTGATTTTATCACCAGTCAATTTTGTAGGATCATTTTCTCTTTCCATATAGGTTCCAAATTTTGTTTCTATTTTTTTCATCTTAATACGTATGAATGAATTACTACCACTGATTTACCGTTCATCAAGGCTCTATCGGATTGTATTTGTATATCTAACCAACCCAAGTCTTCTTTGAGTCTATTTGCTTGTACTTGGACTTCGTGTTCAGCATCTTCTTTGGTTTTGAAGAATCCGAAATAGGAATCACAACTTCCTGTCTTATCACACACTCCGTAAATTATCTCTCTTTGATCCATAACATTCTAATTTTTCATCTTTAACATTCCATAAATCTTTAACTCCTTCGGTCATGTGACAATTATGTTGTTTACCAGTTCTACGACCAAAGTCAACAATCATATCGTTGTGACGATTACGAATGGAGTGGGGACATTCTTTACAAGGTTTTTTCATTTCAATTTGGAGTCAATGAATTCTTTCACGTCTTTCAACTTGTCAAAATCATATTTTACACCATCAATGGTAGTTTCATACGAATGCCATTTAGTGTACTTACTATCACCACTTTGAAATGTTCTTGGGTCTCTTTTACGGAAAATATCCTTCATCTTGGATCCTTCATACTTGACGATCTCAACACCACGATATTCTCTTTTAGTTTCTTTAGTTGTCCACATGGAAACAAAGATAATAAATAAAATTAGATTTGACTATTATTTTTTGAATTTAAATTCGGTTTCTATTTTTCTTTTGCCGTATTTTTTTTCCATTAGTTGTTGGTGGAGGTCCCAATTGATAATTGATTCGCTAACAGGTTGATCATCATCTTTTGCCATGGCATATAATTTAGATATTTTCTTTAACATTTTGTTTGCAATATATTGGAAGTTTTCTATCTCATCCTCAAAAAATTTGGTTGGGTTCTTTTCATATTTCATAATATACGATAAGAATTTTTTTCTAACCTCATCTGTTTTTTCTAATTCTTTAACCTTATCTTCCAAGTGTGGTGGTAAAACCCCAAGTTGCATTCCAAATTTTAACATATCATCCATATGATGGTCGGTCATTCGAACAAAAATTTCCATTCTGTTATTAACCAAGTCAATGTAGGCAACTTCCAACACTCTATTTATTTTTTCATCTAAAGTCATGTTTGACGGATCTTCATCTATATATTCAATAAGAGCATCCAACCTATCTTCATTTTCTTTCAATTGATTGATAAAATCTTCAAATGTAAAATTCTTGATATCAACTAATTCTTTAAACACTCTATTGTTTTGTAAAAAATTTAAAAATTGTGATTTTGTAATATTTTTACTTCTCATTGAAGATGCAACCTCAACAGGTCTAACAAGATTTTCAACCCCATGTATGTAATACAAATACCTAAAGAAAACTCTATCTAACGCAGGTATACCTAAACTACCTCTTGTTTGAGTGGCTTGATATATTGCATCAGGACCAATCAAACCTAACTTTTTAGATTGTTTATCGTACTTGTGTTTTATCTCGTGAGCCAAAGACGCAATTTGTTCATCTTTGTCTTCTTCCATTTTTTCAATAAGTCCTGAAGGTTCCCAATTTTCACCAACAGCGAAAGTTATTGTTAATTCCAAAGTTTTTGATGTTTCAGTTTCTTTCATATAGACATCTCTATTAAATAAAAACCCTGCACCCATTCCCATTGAGATGATGTCTAACACTCCATCTCCGCGACCTTCTATTGTTTCTATTTCTACTTTAAGTTCGTAAGAATCAATTTTGATTTTTTTCTTATCACCTAACACTAAATCAATATCACCATCAAAATTATATTTATCTTCAACAGTATTTATTGATTTTATGTCTCGCTCAACTAAATCATATAATATTTGAGCAGCATCCAAGACAGTATCAGGAACACCTAACACCTCACTAATAAGTTTTAATTGATTTTCGGTAATAAGAATATTTTTCATACTAATAAATATATTGGAGTTGTAATTTAACCTACAACTCCATCTATATTATCTAAATGGTGGTCATTCACCATTTCTGAACGAACTTCACGACGATCCATCATATGAACAATCTCAGTTAATTTATAAGGTTGGTAGTAATTACCATCAACACCGACATCCAATCTTTTCCCATTACCCCACTTTTTATTTGCAGGTAAGTGAACGTGCCCGTGAAGATGAATAGAACCTTTGGCCAATTGATTCCAACTACACAATGGATAGTGAGACAATACAAAGTCTGCCCCACCAATAGTTACTTCCAAATAATTTTGAACGGAAAGAAACCTGTCTTGAATATTTTCTCGGTTATTTTTAATGTGGTGGTCGTGGTTACCTAATACAAGGTGAATGTTTTTACAAACCAAACGATCCAAGAATTGCCCTATCTTATCAAACCCACCAAAAGAGAAATCACCCAAGTGAATTAACGTATCGTCAGGTCCGATTTTTGAATTGATGTTGTCAACAATAACACTATTCATATCCTCAATAGTATTAAAATCTCTTGTTGAGTCCGTAGGTATTTTACCATCTTTGGTTCTCCAATTGGTAACTCCACGACATATGTTTTTGTGCGAGTAGTGTGTGTCTGAAGTAACCCAAACAACACCACTAGTTAATATTTTATCAAATTTCATTATAATTTTATTTCAAATCTCTTTTTCATAATCTCAATTTTGTCCTCAGGGACTCCGTGTTCGTTTACACTACCATGTCTATTTTCCACAATAATAGATGTCACGTAATAACCATACTTAATTGCCAATTCATAATATGGTTGAAGTTCCCACTCTTGTGTGAATGTGTTTGATACTGCAATTTTTGGTGTGTTTGACTCCATTGCATATCCAACATATTGTTGACACTCTTTATGAGCCTCTTTTATTTCAGACGCAATAAAATTGTAGTTATCGTCATTATCATAAAAATAATGATCAGCTTCAAATACATTTGGGGTTAATTGTTTTGCAAATGTAGATTTACCACTTCCCGGTATTCCTCTAACTAAATATATCATTTTTTCCATAGTACAAATATAATAAACATTTTGATAATATTTATCAATATATGAAAATTATAATCAACGAACATCAACTCATATTATTAAGCGAAACTTATAAAAGAGATCGTTGGGATGCTGAATATGCTGATGAATATCCTAAATATAGGAAACTCTTAATAAGTATGTTAAAACAGGATGTAAAATCTTGGGGTAAGGCTCATGGTTCAACATATTTAATGAACGACAAAAAAGAACCGTTATTTGCACATAGAAGTGGATCTAAAACACTTTATTATGATTATTCGTTGGATAAAGAAATAGAGAATTCAATTCCATATCATATATTATCAAGGCATTTAAAAAATGCGGTATACGATTACTTTAATGGTCTTTTCCCCGATCTTGAAATTAAAGAGGTTAGTGGTGCGAATATCGGTTAATTTATGAGCACAAAAAAAGGGAGATTTTTCTCCCTTATTAATTTATAATTTTTTAATTAAGAAAATCTATAATCAGTGAATTTTTCAATTGCCGCTTTTGTATTTTTACCAGCAATCCCATCAACCGTTAAACCAGCTGTAAAACAAGAATTTAATTTGTTTTGAATCTCAACTACTTGATCTTTTGTTTGTTCTACAATAACACTTTCATTAAGTGATTCTTGTAGTTTTCTCATTTGTTGTTGTGTTATTTTAATTTTGCTCATATCTGTTATATTTTTTTATTATTTAACCTATTGCGTTATATACGTCTGTTGGCATTTTAGGTGTTGGTACTATTTTTTCTCCATCAATATCAATATCTATTCCAATGTCTTTACCACCTGAACCATCATTTTTATTACATTTAGCATTTATTGCCGTTATAACCGCATTGTAATCAAACGGTAGTGATCCACCACCAACGTTTCCAGTTCCAGGTCCTTCAAAGTGTTCATCATCTTTTATACCTTCTATTACTTTAGCAAAATAAAGGTTAGTTTTACTTATCGGACACCAAACATATTTTCTTTTTCTTGTTTTATTATTTGCCAGTTCTTTATATCTTTTTTCGGTAACCATAACAAATCCTTGATCTAAAATAGATTTTTCAAGTTTTGGACATTTTGATTTTGTAGTTACATTATTATTTTTTTGTTGTGTTTTGTTATTTTTTGATAATTCTTTAGTTTTTCTAACAGCACTTAATAATGGATTATATACGAATTCATTCCATTCACTATCGGAATCAATATCACCGTCAATATCGCTAAATAAATTACTTCCTGGGTGATTATCAGCATATCTTTTATTAACCTCACATAAATCAGGAATTGTTAAAATTCTAGATAATGCTGATTTTATTAAAGCCTCATTGGTTCCAACACCATTTATTGCATTATATAAGTCACCAGCAATTTGACCCATCTCTCTTTGAGACATTGTTGATTTACCCACAGACCCTTTAACCTTACATGCTTGGAATATTTTTTTAACCCCTTCATAAGAACCGCTTGAGGACATAAGATAACCTAAAGAAGCTCCTATCACAGCTCCAGCGGCAGTTCCAACTACAGGTATAAATGAACCTGTCACCGCACCAATAGCCATATTACTAGTTATATTACCCAAGTCACCCTCATCTAATTCTTCATCCATTTCAACTTGATTGTTTTCCACTTCGTCACCATTAACATTGGTTTGTTCTTGGATTGCCTTTTTGTGCATATTAAGGATTCTTGATATTTCACCCTCTTCTAAAAATAATTTACTTTTCATATTAGAATTTTTTATTATATAAATATACCGAAAATAAAAAAAGGTGAGTATTACCTCACCTTTATTTTGGGCCGACATTGAATATGTCAACTCTCCACCACTTTGTTTTAAAGACACAAACAAAGAAACTATATTTTATACATCCAAATCTTAACCACAAAGTCTCCAGTAAAGACATCGTTAAATTGTTTATTTTCAATTTTTCCGCTAGTTAAGTTATATTCAACTAAACTTCCACATATGTGACCCCACTCAGTATTATTCAAATTCAACTTATATCCTGATGGAGTTGAATAAATACTATACGTTGCCTGAACTCCGTTGAATGAGTATATTGTGTTGGTAATGAATTTAAGTGTGTCAGATCTCATCTCTTGACTAAGTTCTGTGTTCAACACTTTGGTAATCACCCATGTTGTGTTCTTAAAACTAACTGTACTATCAACAAAAGTTGAGTCAGTTATGATTGGTTGTGGAGCTAACGGGTGTTGATTAGTAAAATCCTGTTTAGTACAAGACGTTAACGACAACACAAATAATACGAGATACAATACAGTTTTCATAATTACGATATTAAGGTTTCAATTTTGTTTCTAACTTGCTCTGATAAAGATACTTCTTTTGTTCCAGTAATAACCACAGATTCCTTTAAAATTTTATTAGGAATGTGAACCAAGAACTTATCACCATCAAAATACGACAAATCAACATTAAGGTTCAACGCCCCATCAACCATCTTTAAGAAAATCTTAAATTGAATTGGATCAACAAAAGTCTCAGAAAGTAATGTCCCAAACTTTTCGTTCATAATCTTGATATTAAAAACTGCCTTTGTCATATGTGATTTATTTCTACAAATATAACAAAACTTTTCCTACAAAAAAACTATTTCATAATTTTTTTTATGATTTTATATAATTCTTTGTTTTCTTTTTGTTTTGGTAGGTCATCTATCTTGAAATATCCACACTCAGTATGTTCGTGTCCGTGTGTTGCCTTCTCTAAGTCCGGTTGTTTCTTATCCTTACTCTCTTGAGAGAATACAAACATTATTCCTCTTTTGGTTCCATCATCGTTAAACTTATCTACCATTCCAACAAGTTCCAAATTTGTTCCAATCTCAATATTAGTTTCTTCATGGAACTCTCTGATCGCAGCCTGACCTGGTGATTCACCTTCTTCAATCCCTCCTGATGGTATTGACCATACATTTGGCATTGTCTCATCAGGTGATCGTTTACAAAGTAAAACCTCATCACCATGCTTTAATATAACACCAGCACTTCTTCTAAACTTTTTCATAGATATTTATAAATATGGAAATAAAAATAAATGATAACATTTATAATGTCAAAGTGGTAATCACCGAAAAAGACACCCAAAAAGGTATGATGGGTAAAAAGTTTGATGATACCTTTGATGGAATGTTATTTATAATGAAGGATGGACCTCACTCATTTTGGATGAAGGATTGTGTTACCAATCTTGATATCATCTATATTAAAAATGGTGAGATCAAAAAAATCCATCATAATTGTAAACCTTGTCATTCCGATGACTGCGAACACTTCGCAGGTAATGGAGATATGATTCTTGAATTACCTGGAGGTGAATGTAAAAAATACGGTATTGAGAAAGGTGATGTTATTGATATTCAATCTTAATCTGTTTTTTCTCATCAACAAAGTGTTGAACTCTTCCTCTTGCAACCTCAACATAATTTGGTGATAACTCAATTCCTAACCATCTACGATCCAATATCTCTGCCGCCACTAAACTTGTTCCTGACCCTGCAAATGGATCCAACACTATATCGTTCTTGTAGGACAATATCTTAATCGCCTTTGTTGGGATGTCCATTGAGAAGGTCGCCTTGGTGAGTGATTTAGTATCTGCAAAGTAATTCCACTGACCAAACACAAGTTCCATAAATTCTTTCTTATCGTTCTCGTCATAGACCATTTTATTTCTTTTTGTTCCATCTTCTTTTTCAATTTCAGTTAATTCTCCCATCCATTCTGGTTGACCTTTAACTTTCTTAATGTGTTGTTTTTTGTAAGCCAAAATAACAGACTCCTTAGGATTATAAATATACGGGCTTGATGGACTCATCCAAGAACCCCATGCCGTTGTCTTACTTCTATGTGGTGATTGTTCTTCCAAATATACGATACCAAAGAAACCATAACCAATCTCTTTCATTATTTGCCACATCTCAGAAACAAAGAAAATTCTACCACCTTTCTTTTGTCTGTTTATTTCATAAGGAATGTTCAAGGCGATACGACCATCGTCTTTTAATACTTTATAAGCCTCAGTTAACCAACTTTTGGCAAACTCAAGGTATTCACTAAATTCAACATCATCCTCATGAACATCGTAAGCAATCCCAACTCCGTATGGTGGAGACGTTACAATTAAATCTACAGATCCTTCGGGTAATGTTTTCATTACCTCAACACAATCTCCGTTTATTATTTTTCCTGTTTCTATCATCTTATTATTTTATACTCTCTAATAAATCCCAAACTTCATTTGAAAACTCTTCATACAAGTCTCCATCCTCATCATCAGATAAGTCAATAATTTCTTCGTCCAAACAAAAATCCACAATTATTTCGTGTATTTCACCTAACGTTTGTTCATCGTTTTTTAATCCCTCATATTGATTGAGGATCTGATTTTTTTGTTCTTCTGTTAATTTCATTTTTAAATTATTATTGATGTTATTAATGCAATGGCAACTACAATTATTGAAATAATAACAGAATATCCAAATACCCTATTGTTTCTTTCTACTTGTTCTCTTGTTCTACCTTGCCAGTCATTCGGGTCCCAATTCATTTTAGTTATTTTTTTCCAAATTATCAATATGATGTTGAAGATACCACATCGCTTTCTTTAAATCCTGTAGTTCTTTATCGGAATCTTTCTTTCCTGCTCTTGAGATATACTTTACCGTATTACCCAAAGAGAAACCTAAATCCCACGCATCAATTACCTTGATTGCTTCGTAAATGTTTTCTGATCCCCCATAATGTTCGGGGTGATTTACTTGTTCTTTATTTTCCATTTTGCATTGATTTTCTAAGTTCCGAGATTAAGTCTGATTGGGCTTGTGGTTCAAGATCTGAAACCAATTCTTCTTCACGATATTCTTTTAATAATTCATCATTTGACATAGTCCCATATTTACCACTAAGACCATCCATATCAACAAATGAAGTCATCATACCTTTCATTTCGTAGATTTGTTCTGTCATAATTAAAGATTTTACAATTTCTTTAATGATTTTATATGGGTCAGCATTTGATCCTGGTCTACGGTCTTCAACATAACCTTTCCAATCTTTTGCGGTATCTTGAGGAACACGGATTGAGGCTCCACGATCCGACACACCCCAACTAAACTTATCTATTGATTGTGTTTCAAAGTTCCCCGTAAGTCTTAAATGATTCTCTGATCCATAAGCTTTAATGTGATCCTCATGCCTTGATTCAAACGCGTTGAATAGTGCTGTGAAGTACTCATGTCCACCATTATCTCTCATCATATCTGTTGAGAAGTTTGTGTGTAGTCCTGATCCGTTCCATTCACCGTGAGTTAATGGTTTTGGGTGAAGTTCAATTCGGTATCCATATTTTTCAGAGATTTTATGTAAAAAGTATCTTGTAATCCAAAGGTCATCACCACCTTTTAATTTACCTTGTGAGAATACTTGGTATTCCCATTGACCTAATGCAACCTCAGCGTTGATTCCGGTAATATCAATTCCATAGTTCAAACACATATTCATATGTTCTTCAACAAAATCTCTTCCAGCAACATATTCACCAATACCACAATAGTATTTACCTTGTGGTTCCAAGTTGTTTTCATTATGACCTAAAACACATTTGTTTTTTCTATCATAGATAAAGTATTCTTGTTCAAATCCAAACCACAAGTCCTCAAACCCTTCACCAATTTGGGATCTTTTATTTGATTCATGTGGTGTTCCATCAGGATTTAATACTTCACATAAAACATATATTGTGTCTAAAGGAAACTTATCTGACATATAAGTTCTAACCGGTTTTAATAGACGATCCGAATTACCAGTCTCCGCCTGATTTGTTGATGATCCGTCAAAATTCCACATTGGGAAACTTTCAATTGATGCACCGATTGTTTCTGCATCAACAATTTTTACTTTGCTTCTAAGATTTGGCTCAGGTGTATATCCATCAAGCCATACATATTCTAACTTAACTTTCATTTGTTTTCTATTATATATTGGATTATTTGTTCTTTTGATTTTCCTTGATTATACATACGATATACGTTGCGCGAAAATTCGTCCGTACACATAACAGCGTCGGCGTCAAGGTAATTCATTATGTTTTCAAGATGATTGAGGATGTTTTCTTTTTTTAAAAATCTCTTGTTAAACCCCATTTTTATTCTTTTTCTATTTTCAAGTTTTCTTTGTTCTCTTTATATTGTTCCAAAACTTTTGTTTGGTTAATATATGCTGCAACTCGTCGTTTAAACATTGGATATAATGTTTCATCTAATGGGAACTCACCTGACGATGTCATGTGAAACACTGGTGATACTTTTATATCTGAAACATCAAACGTAGAAAAGTTAGATATAATTTTTGTTAAGGTCAAATCATTTATTAAATCATTATAGATTAAAGTGATGTTAGACATTTTTTCTGGATTTTGTTTGGTTTCTTTTTTGATTATGTATTGCCACACATAATATTTTTTTGTCTTGTCGTCAACATAATAAAAGAAACCTTTTGGGAATAAAACATTCTTCTGATTCTTTTTAATTTTCATGTCAACAGAATCAAAAACTACTGTCCAAACTGATTTTGCAATGTTGAAGTATTCAAATATTCTTGGTGCTGAGAAAGTTAAGATTTCAATGAACTCCTTCATCTCATCATCCGTCATGTCAGGTAATTGTTTTGCCTTCAGATCTTTAACTAATAACTCATCATCAATTCCTATGAATTTTTTATCGGTATAAACAATTTTTTTGTCTTTAATGAGTCCTTGAACGTTCATTAAATGTAATGATAACTCAATAAAGCCTGGATATAACTCAAGATTATCTAATTTTTCTCCCATTTTTTGAAAATAGGATAATAATTTATATTCCTTGTGTTCACGATCAATTGGTCTTTCAAACATCCAATCTGTGTTCATTAAAAATTCAAATTTTTTTCGTCTTTTTGCCATTATAATTATAAATATAATGTTAAAACAATAAGAAATAAAGTACTAAGATACCCTCATTACATAATACTCGTTTCCATTTATGTTAAAAGTATCATAGTCTCCATCGTATGAGTTTAATATACCCCCAACACCGTCAGAACTAATAACTGTATCCGCAATTTTATCTACGTCAACAAAATCCATAATAAAATCGTTATCGTAACCGTATTGTTTGATAAACCCTCTAATGTCATCTTCCCATTCACTAACTCTATCATTTATTTCATTTTCAATCGCACTTTCATCATAACCACCTTGTGGATCGTCTATAATTTCTTGAATGGTTTCTTCTAAACTTTCAATTTTTTCTTCTATTTGATCGTATTCCTCTTGTGATTTTTTTTCTATTCTATTCCTTTCAAGTTTGTCATTTAAAGAATCTACGAGTGATTGAAGTCTAACTTTTTCCCATGATTGTCTTGACGACAATTCTAAAGGAATGTCAAAAGAATCAGGATCTTGTCTCACATAATCATCGTAGTGGTCGTGTAACCAAGCTTTCCAACTATTTTGATTCAAAGCGTCTTCAAAAACCCAGTCCCTGAATGCTTCAATTCCCATGTCATCTAACATACTTTCAACCGCAATTTTTGCCGCATCATCTGACTCATCTTCAGTATAAACATCATACGTGTTAGGATTAAACCCATTACCACCACCTAACCATTCGTATTGTTTTCCAAATCCATAGTTTGATCTTCCATTAGGGTAGATATAATACTTATCTTCAGGAACTTCATTTCCTTCTTCATCCTCAACCATATCTACATCACCATGTTGTTTTAAGTATTTGTATAAAGCCTCAGTTCTTTCTGAATAATCCTCTTTGTTTTCAACATTCCATTCACCTTCTTGTCTTTTTTCATCCAAATTAGCAAGTTTTTTGTTAAGTTCTGCTTGCATTTTTATTTTCCACATAGATGATCCGTAATCAGAAAAATAACCATCAACGGTAATCCCATTTATATTTGGGACATTTGTGTGTGAAATATCTAAACTACCCATTACTCTTACAACACCGGTAAGTGGTCCAATATTTTTATGGCTACTAACATTTAATGGTCCAGTAATAACAATACCTTTACCTCTATATGGTTTTAGTTTTGAAATTCTATCGGCAATACCTCCAACATTCTCTAATGTTTCAATATATTGTTCAGGGCTAACTTGAACAACATTCTCATCTTGCTCTAATAGGTAATTTCTAAGGAATGTTTTTATTGACATATGTTATAAATATCGTAATAATTAATAATTGACATTTCAAAAAGTTGAAGTAATCTTATTTACAAGATATTTATAGACAAATAAACCAAGTAAATAAACAAATTATGGGATGCGGATGTAAGAACAAACAGAACCAACAAGCAGAACAACCTCAACAACCACAAACTCAAGCACAGCCTCAGCAACCAGCAAACGGATCAAACGTGCAGGAGTCAGTGAAGAAGATCGTTCAAAAATATTATAGAAAATAATATTGTTGTGTTAAAGAAACTTTGAAGGTGTTCTATATGGGACACCTTTTTTGTTTATTAGATATTTATACGATATGAGTTTAGAAAGAGCAAAAAATTTAGTCCAATTATTTAATAACGGAGAATATAATGATGACATTGAGCCGTATTTCAATACACTACTGAATTTTTTAAATTTCCTTAAAAAATACGATGTATTAGATGAGATTGATTTAGGTGAAATACCTTCAAATGAATTTGATGAGGAAATTTTTGGGTATTTATCGGATAATGGTCTTTTAACTTATTTACACTATGACTCGGTTCCCGATGAGTTTAAAAATTATTACCTATTACATGGTTTACAATATAACTATGAAGATACAATTAAATTTATCACTAATGATCTTTTAACCGATGTTGAGATTAGAGATGATGGTTTTTATTTATATCTAAAAGATAGGGAAGAATTATCCAATTTTTTCTGTAGTAATAGTAGAGATACTTCACCAGAAGATGTTGCTAAAAAAGTTTTTTCTGAAGATGATTTTGAGTGGTATAGCAACGACTCAATTAAACCATATGAAGTTCTTGATGAATTAGACGACGCCAACATTGATAATTTAAAAAATAACATTTATAAAAAAATTGGTAACATACCAATGGATTTGGGCGATTACGATAGCGACTTTTTTGATTTTTTATCGGAAGAACAGGGAACACCAGGTTCATTTATGATTACATCAGAAGATTTAGCCGATTTAGTTAAAAATAATGACGCAATGGAAGAATTATTTAAGGATGAATTATCTGAGTTAGGTGGTGACATTGCAAACGCATATTCAAACGCCGAAAGTAACTCATATGAATCAGAAATATATGATTTGGTAATGAATGGTCTTGATGAGTTTTTTGAAGGTAAGTTTGATACAGTTTCAAAAGAAGTTAAAAAATATGATAAAAATGTAACCATATATATTGATTATATTAAAATAAGAAACTTCCCTAATGATATAAAGAAATTTTTAGAGAATAGAAAAGGTGGTGTTTATAGTGATTCATTTTTAGAATATTTTGGGTCTTATACGGATCTTATGAAAGAATTAACATATCAGGACGAAGTAGATTGTATTGATTTTAGAATTCCTGATTATGCCGATTGGAGTTTAACCAAAAAATATTTTAATGAAATTATAACAGATTACATCTAACTATTTATAATTCTAAATAAAAATCATATTCATTATAAAAAATAGAGTATGAGAAAATTAGAAAAAAACACACGAAGATATTTCGTAAATCTTTTCGCCGACTACATCCTGTCAAAATTCAACAAGAAAGACAATACAATAATCCAAGTAACAGATTGTGAAACATTTATTGTGGTTAATGGTATAACCACAAGTAAAGATGTTTTAGATTTAAATGAGATTAAATATGAATTCTCAAATTGGTTTGACGATGTATTAACCGAAGTTAA